CACACCAGCGGGGCGGCGAACCAGCAGGAAGTAGCCGATTGGGGCTAACAGGAGGAAGTGAAATGGTTGAGAAGACACCGGAGCAGAAGAAGCACGACGAGGAACAGGCGAAGAAGCAGGCAGGCGGAAGGACCGTCGCGGGCGCGATGAGCACCTATTCCGGTTCTGGGCAGGAAGCGCCCAAGGACGAGCGCGGGCCGACCTTCATGACACACGACGAGATCAAATCACTCGCCGGGGACATCGGGCCGGGCGAACTCGGCGTCATCAAGTTGGACGAGGAAGGCCATCCCCAAGGCAACGTGATCCACGGCAACGACGTGTATCGCATTCGCAGCGAGAAGGAACCCTACACGACCGTGATGGGAAATCCGGCCGTGCATTTCGACGAAGTGGTGACACCTTCCGGAGCGCCGGTTACGAAGTTCATGAACCCGGACCCGACGCTTTGGGATGAGGGAATGCTGACGCGCAATCCGCCGCCGCCCGTCGATCCGAAAGCGCCTCGCCATATGGGCGGCGGCGTGGTCAATCAGCCTGTTCGGGTGTAGTATTTGGATTCTGACGACAGAATTCCTAACGATCTGGTCGCTCTGCCTACCATGCCGTACGCAGAGCGACCAACTGAACTTCCACTAGACACGGAAGAATGTCGGACTGCTATTTGGATGACCTCGGGAAATATATCCGAGGCAGCGAAGCTATTAAAAATTACTTCCATTCGGTTAAGAAATTTCGTTAAGAAATCTCCGTACCTATCCGCGGAAATGCAAGAAGCAGCCGACCGGCTGGTGGATATAGCGGAAAGCAATGTTTACGATGCGCTCACTGATGAATTGGATCCGAGCCGCCGTGACACGATGTCGAGGTTCGTCCTCACAAATATTGGAAAGCACCGTGGCTGGGGAACAGCTGGAGGCGGAAATCTCACGGTCAAAAACTCCGCCGGTGGAACCATCGTTGTCCAGTGGGCAGATGGGAGCACATTCGGAGAGCAAACGGAAGAGGCGTCGAATGAAGGGAAAACAATAGATCATGAACCAAGTGCCGCATAAATGAAGATGGCCCTGACGCCTCGCGACTTATTACTGGACGAATTAGTGAAGGCGCGAGACGCAGGGAAGTATTTTATGCACCTTATTGGGTATGTTCCGGACTCAACTAGCCGGACCCGTGCCAAGGAGGATGCGGAAAGCGCCATCGCATATATACAGAAGTTGATCGATGACCACGGCGAATAGCGCATCGGAATTACAGCCCCCGAGAATAACTATTCCGTATGTGCCTCGCGAGCATTTTAGGGGAGTCCACGCAAGTCTAAAGCGGTGGATGTTCGTCGTCGCCCACAGGCGCGCGGGGAAAACGGTTGCGCTGTGCAATCAGCTTGTGCGGAAAGCCCTGGAGAATAAGCGCGCATTCCCGCCGCCCCGATATGCTTATATTGGTCCTAGCTTCGCTCAGGCTAAGGATTTGGTTTGGGGTTACATCAAATATTATACGGGCGTCCTCCCACATGTCAAAGTTACGGAAGGCGATCTCCAAGTTACACTACCGAACGGAGCGCTAATTAATTTATACGGGGGAGCGGCGGCATATGAGCGAATGCGCGGACTGTACTTTGATGGAATTGTGGCTGACGAATACCCGCTTCTTAACCCTAGTATGCTTGGGTCTGTTGTTCGTCCTTGCTTGGCTGATTATCAAGGGTGGGCCGTAATTAGCGGTACTTCCAACGGCGACGATCACTTCCACGAACTCAAGAAGCGGGCTGAGAAGGAGCCTGATACTTGGGACGTGTTCAGCATACCCGTGACGCAGACCGACGCGCTGGACGAACTTGAAGTCGCCGCAATGCGGAAGGACATGACGGCGGACGAGTTCGCCCGCGAAATGATGTGCTCATTCGATGCGCCGATCGAGGGTTCGTACTACGGCGAAGTGCTCAATGACATCGAAATGGCTGGGCACATAACCGGCGTTCCATACGATCCGAATACACTCGTCATGACGTGGTGGGATTTGGGTATCGACGACGAAATGGTCATATGGTTCGCTCAGATTTGCGGAAGGGAACTCCATGTCATCGATCATGTCCAGAATACGGGAAAGGGCCTTGAATTCTACGTGGCTCAGATCAAGTCCAAACCGTACGCTTACGGTTGCCATGTTCTGCCCCACGATATTAGGGCAAGAGAATTGGGCACGGGAGTATCTCGAAAAGAAGTCCTGGATGGAATGCTACCAAACACGTTTGTATGTCCGAACCACACAGTTGAAGACGGAATCCTAGCGACGCGCTCCGCTATCCGAATGATGTGGTTCGATAAGGTCCGGACCGAACCGGGCGTGACGGCACTACGGAACTACCACAAAGGCCCCAAGGGAAAGCCCGTCCATAATTGGGCGAGTCACTCTTCTGATGCTATGCGGATTGGATGCGTCGCTCTCAATATGATCAAGCCGATGATCGGGGGCACCAACGTAATCGGAATAGGTGAAGGAGCGCTTCACCGCAATCTCAAGCGCCTGTCGAATAGTTCGAGGAGACTCCGATGAATTATAACAGGCCCCCAGATGATGCTCACCCCCTCGAAAGGTTATTCGATAACGGCGTAATAGGCCAACTCGATGCCCCGGACCTGGAAACGGCTGGCGGCGGGGAAGTAGACGATACCGTTTACACCGCGACCGTGCGCGCGGTAATCGACGACGCCGTTTCCTTCGAGGAAAGCGTGCTCGCGCCCGCCCGTGAGGAGAATTTGGAATTCTTCTACGGCGATACGCCAGCGCCAGAAGGCCCAGGGAAGTCCTCACTCGTCTCCACCGACTTCCGCGATACCGTCATGGCAATTTTGCCATCCCTGATGAGGATATTCACGTCCACTGAGAATGTGGTGAACTGTACTCCGAACCACAAGGGCCAAGAAGAAATGGCCCGACAGTGCACGGACTATCTGAACTACGTGCTTTGGGAGGATAATCCGGGCTTCCTGATCATTCACGACATTTGTAAGGACGCCCTGCGCTGCAAGACGGGCGTTATGCGGTGGTGGACCGAAAACGATGAGGAAGTAACCGAGCAGGAATTCTCCAACGTAACCCAAGAGCAGTTCCAGTACCTAGTCCACGAAAATCCCACCATAGAAGTGCTTGACAGCCAGCCGTCGCAGCAAATGCCGGGGGTGCTGGAAAGCCTCCGGATACGGTTTGTGAAGTCGAAGCCGCTGACGAAGATCATGTCGGTGCCGCTCGATGAGTTCCGGATATCCCGGAAGGCCAAGAGCGTCGAGAGTGCACCCTTGATCGGTCACGATCAAATCGTCAACGTGTCGGAATTGGTCCGGCAGGGCTATTCGCTGGACGAACTGGCCGATTATCTGAACCAGAGCGGCAGCAATTTCTCTACAGACCGGCTCTTCCGTAATTCGGGGCTGGACGAAGGCGATCTGACTGACGCTTGGGACGTCCGGTATGGTTGCTACTTCATCCGGATCGACAAAGACGGCGATGGAATTGCCGAGCTTCGAGAAATCCACACTGTCGGCGACGATCACTATATTCTGTCCGACGAAATTGTGCAGCACGCCAATTTCGCTGTATGGTGTCCCGACCCGGAACCCCACACCCTGATCGGGGATTCCCCCGCCGACTTGGTGAAAGATATCCAAGTAATCAAGACCAATATGCTCCGGGGTTCCTTGGACTCGCTTGCGCAGTCGATCTGGCCGCGCACGGTGTTCAATCAGACCCTGACCAACACCGACGACGTTCTGAACGACGAGATAGGTGCCCCGATCCGCACCACGGGTTCCCCACAGGACTCGGTTATGTCAATTGGTCACAATTTCGTGGGGCAGTCCGTCTTCCAGATGTTCGGGGTTATGGAGCAACTCCGCCAATCTCGTACCGGCATTTCGGATGCATCGAAGGGGGTCGATCCGCGCGCTCTGCAGAGCACGAACGTAACTGGTATCGATGCGATAGTCCAAGGGGCGCAGGAACGGATCGAACTGTGTGCCCGTATTCTCGCCGAAACCGGTATGAAGCAGCTGTTCCAAGGGCTGCTGCGCGAGATAGTCAACAACCCCAATCAGAACCGCACCATCCAGCTTCGGGGTAAGTGGGTCGACATCAACCCTTCCACATTCGATCCTTCGATGCGCGTCAATGTCAATCCGACCCTAGGGAAGGGTTCCGATATGACGCGACTGATGGTTCTGCAGGAAGTGAAGGCGACCCAAACCGCCATTATGACTGCTTATGGCGTGGAGAATCCTCTTTGTGGCGTACAGGAATTTCGGAATACCCTCACGGATATCCTCGCCATCGCGAACGTCAAGAATGTTGGGCGTTACTATCGCGAAATCGATGAAGCAACGGTCGCCAAGATCGCTGCCGCGCCTAAGGAGCCGGATGCGCCCACCCTTCTTGCGAAGTCGGAAATGGAAAAGAACCGTGTCAAGATGGCGACGGAAATTTCTAAGTCTAATTTCCAGGATCGCAAGCTTCGCATCGACGACGATTTCCGCCGCGACGATATGATGGTCAAGGGGCTACTCGATGCGGCCAAGATCGAGGCCCAATTCGCTGTAGACGTTAACGAGGCCGAGTTCGAAGCAGAGAATACACCCCCCGGAGAGAGTTCCGGACCGCCGCCAATTCCGGTTCCACCCGCAGCGCAGCAATTGATGGGACAAGCAAATGACATCGCAGGACAAGGACCGCCCGTTCCCTCCGGAATCGGTGGTTCCTAGTAACCAAGACGTCGAGGAGAAGGCGATCCAGTCGAACGAACTGCTGAACAATCCTGTTCTGCAGGAGGCCATCAACGATATATATTCCCGTGCGGCGGGAATGTTACTCAAGTCTGAGGTTGGAAGCTTGACAGCACAGCAGCAGCATGCTATGATGAAAGCCACCTTTGATCTGCGTAAGCAACTAGAGCATTACGTGGACGACGCCAAAGTTCGTCAGAAGTATTTTAAGGAACGCAAAAATGCCTGATGGAATTGACAATGCCGCTAGGGCATTTGACGCCGTAATCCAGTCAGAACCGAACAAGACTACGGCGAAGGCTCCGACAGCGACCGGCCTTGACAAGCCTCTTTTCCGGAATGTGGGCGAACTGGAAGTCGACGACGAAAGCCCCGCAAAGGGCGGCGGCGATGACGACGATGGAGAGGAAGTTCTATATGGCAAAGACAGCAAGACCGGTAAAGATGGTAAATCCGGTCCAAGGAATCCTGACAAAGAAGATGGGGCAGATAGCGACGGCGACGATGACGAATCGGATGCTGGAGAAGACGGACCCGATGACGATGATGACAGTTCTGGAGAGGCCGGGGCAGAGAATGAAGAAGAAGCCGCTGTCCTTGCAAGGAAAGTTGAAGTTACCGTCGATGGGGAGCCGGTTGAAGTTTCCATAAAGGAAGCTCTCGAAGGCTACGTCCGCACCGAGACTTTCCACCGCAGAATGAACCAGCTTGACGAGGCGAAGAAGATCGTTCGCCGCGCCGCTGCCGACGCCGTTCAGAACTACGAGTATTCGATGAACGTGGCGAAGCAGATGGAAGCTCACTTGGAGCAGCTTGTTCCCAAGGAGCCGAATTGGGACGAGGAATTCGCTAAGGACCCCGCTAAGGCGCGGGAACTTCAACGGTACTACGAGAAGGCCAACGGGTTCCGCCAGCAAATGCAGGCGCAGATGCAGGAGGCGACCCGCAAGCAGGCCGAAATGAGCGTAACCCAACTGGCGGCATTCGCCGAGGAGGAAGCTTCGAAGTTCGAAGCAGCAAACCGCAAAACATGGTCGGACCCTAAAAAGAAGGCGAAGGACTTGGACTCCATGCGCCGAACCGCCATTTCTAACGGGTTCACCGAGGAGGAACTGTCGCAGGTGTATGACTCGCGCATGCTGCAGGTTCTCCTAAAAGCGTCCAAGTACGATAGAATGATGGCTGCCAAGCCCAAGCCAGTCATTCGCCAGCCGCAAGGCAAGCCGATTGCTCCAGGAGCGGGAAGCGCCAAACAGCGCACGGCTCAGAAGGGGGTTAGCTCGGCAATGAAGAGGCTCAACCGCACCGGTAGTTTGGAAGACGCTGCCGTTGTGTTCGATCAACTTCTTGCAAGGGAATAACTCACCATGCCCTCAGTAACTAATGCCTTTTCGACCTACGCGGCGAAGGGGAACAGGGAAGACCTGTCCAACAGCATCTACAACATCGACCCGTTCGATACACCGGTCCTGTCGATGTCTCGACGGCGCAACGCCAAGAACCGCACATTCGATTGGCAGACCGAGAACCTCCCGGTCGTCGATCCGAACAACGCGCAACTCGAAGGCTTCGTCAACGTCAACAGCGCTGGTACCCCCACGGTTCGCCTGACGAACGTCGCGCAAATCTCGAAGCGCGATGCCACCGTCACCGGCTCGCAGGAAGCTTCCGACGCCGCTGGCAAGGGTTCGGAGTTCGGCCACCAAATGGCGATGGCTTCC